GAGCAATATCTCGCTGTTCAGAGTCAGTCAGCGAACGCCAGCTTTCACCAGCCGCAATTTCAAACCCTTGTGGAGAGATATTGTCAGTTGGATTGATTAGATACGTGTTACCGTCACCATCAGTGACAACTATTTCCTGATTAGGATTAATCGACGTAACTGTAGCAGATAGGTATGATTGTCGAGTGCCATTATACAACGCCACGTCTTGACTTTCCCACATCTCATCTTCGGAAAAGCCGTATTTGTGAAATGGCGTCCAGTCTGCTGTGTACCCAACGTCCGTGGGGTCATTCGTAGTTATCTCGTCGCCACCGGGAATTGGTGTTTGAAGCGCCGACCCACCGCCACCGGCTTCTGGATCAATAGTCCAGTCACCAAGCTTCGCAATAACCCACGGCATCAACGCTGAAACGGGCGGCGCACCGTCAGCGTACTTTGAGGCATGAACACCGTGTTCGAGCGCACCAGCGTGCTTGGCAGAATTGATGAAACGAGACGAGATGCCACTCGATGAGTGGGCTGTGCTCGTTTGGTCAGTGAATGATTCGTATACTTGACCTGTGAAAATGTACGGTCGAACAGCGATGCGATCTTTCGCCTTCCGTTCAAGATGCTCAAGTATTTTATCAACCGCGTCTTCCATCCCCGCTTCAAGCCCATCTTCGAGCTTTCCAACGGTTATCTCGACGCCATCAACTTCCCAAGATAATTTCATTTAATTAGAAACGAGATCTCCAAAGAAGGTTACGTGCGTATCGTAGCGCGTTGGGGAACCGAGTTCATACGTGTTTGAGTTAAACTCAATCCTCGCCCCCTCATCGGGTGCCTGCTCAAGTGTAAACATGAACAACGCTCGATCTTCTTTCCGAGGACCACCATTCGAGTTTTGCTGGCGGTTTCTATTTGGATACGTTCGAATTGCTTTGATTGGGTCGTCGCTATCAGAAGACGTGTCAATCCAATCGTGTTGGGGATTATTGAACTCGTCTACGGCGACAACTGATTCTTGAAAAACCGTAACACGACGCCCCACGCGGTGAATCATCGCCTTGACGTTAGATGATGGAAGAACCACTGTCACCACTCGTAGTTTCGTAGTTCCTGTTTCCATCAAGCGACGTTCGCGTACTTCCTCGAATCCCAAAGTCTCCAGTCGGATTCAAAGAGCGCGAGGCATTCAGCGCATTTCGAAGCCACGTAGTAAGTTCGTTGTCGTCTTTTGCGAGCAGCGTATCAAGATCAATCGCACCAGCAGCGATATTCTGTCCGTCAAGCTCTCCAGTTTTCACCTTCGCAAAGAAGCACACTCCCCAATACAACGCCTCTTCAGCACGAGGATTACCGAACCAATCTACGTCGTCGTTTTCCAGCGACCGGCGGTTGATAAGAAATGACTTTGCGCGGGAAATGACCGTTTGGAACTGCGATGAGGGGATGACGGCAGTATCGTAGCCAGTCATAACTCTCACCTCCTCTTCAAGTTCCGTATCGCTGGTTGCCATTAGTTAGAAGATTTACGCGGTGTAGTTGGTGGAGTTGCCAGCGAAGTGGACAGCCCCAAGCGGGTTGACCATAGCAACACCAAAGTCCATCGTACCCGTCGAGTTGATGAATTGACCGGGCTCAAGAGCAGGGCCGCCAGTAGGCGACGTAACCTGCATCTCGCGCTCGACGTACTCCTTGACCGGCTTCTCATCGACGTTCACAACGTAGAACTCGTCGCCCTCAAGGTACGGCGAGGTAAGGACGCTCACACCGCGCGGGTTGATCGTGGCGTCGCGAACATCGGTGCTACGAAGACCGGTTGCCATTGGAATGTGGAAATCGTGTCCCTCAAGCTCGTTTCGAAGCTTTCGCTTGAAATCAAGCGAGCCAAGCAGGACCTTCTGACCATTCCAGCCGTGGTGATACAGATCGTCAGCAGCGTACTCGATGTGATCGAGAACCGAGTGGGAGCTAGTATCACCAAAGAGGTCTTGCGTGCTATCGAAAACGTGCGAGTGGTCGCGACTGAACGTGTACGCCCCGTGGTCGGGAACGTCGTACCAGAGGTCTTCCGACCCATCCGAGATGCCGTTGAAGATAACGTCGTGAATGGCGCGCTCCTCGGTTTCCTTGCCAGCCTTGATCACGGCCTGGATCTTGCTCATCAGCCGGTCGGAGGTCGAACGCTCGATGAACTTCTGAGTCAGACCAAGAGCCTTACCGTACTCCTGGGTTCGAATGGTCATCTGGTAGAAGTCATCATCCGTGTCGGTCATCGTACCAGGGTATTCACCCTCGGACAGCTCTTCCCACGTCTCTGCGTCGGACTCAATATCCTGAAGGAAGGTCTGCTGACCAACTCGCTCCGAAAAGAGATCAACGAACGGCTTCTCAGCGTCGTTGAAGTAGTTGATTAGGTTCTGCGTCTTTTCTGCGATCTGCGAAAGCGGAACGTCGTCCTTCGTGTGAATTTCGCGAGTGTTCGGACGCGAAGGGTTAAGATTACTAGGCATTTAAAGAAAAATGTGTGTTATTTGACTCAGAAATTTACGCAAGAGTGTCGTAGGTAGCCTCAACGTCCAGCATGAACGTTTCAGCGTCAACTGCAACACCGAGAACCTGAACGATCTCACCAGAGCCAGACGGAGCGGTCTGAGTCACACCGCCACCAACGTCGAGGTAGACTGGTTCGTTTGGAGTAAAGTCAGTATCGTCGTCAACGTTCTCAAGGTAGATCCCGTATCGGACATACGTAACTTCGTCACCGGGCTGCGTTCGGTTCTTGTTATACGTCTCATCAATCTGCCGAGCCATCGTGCCGTTGTCGTGGAGATTAACGTTCCAGTAAGAACGGTCACGAACCTCTTCTAGGAGAACGCCCATAGCGGGCTGTGGAGCCGCCGAGTCGGCATCCGCGCCTACAACCTCGGTTTCTCCATCAACATTCTCAGTCAGACCAATGAGGTCGCCCTCAGTACCAGTGAAGGTCGGCTCACTCGTCTCACCGTCGCGGTTAAGAGGAGTGTCCTTGACCTTCGCAAATTTGAAATCAGCCATTAGAAATTAAGCCCCTTGATGCTGCCAAGGTGTTCTTCCGCAAAGTTTCGAGACTCATCATCATCGCTATGAGTTTCGCCGCGATGACCCATATCCGAGAACGAACTTTCGCCCTCTGCCGACTCATCGGAGCCCCCATCGTCGGAGAACTCACCAATGAGCGTGCGAATACGAGCCATGTCATAATCCATTGCTTCGTCTTCCGAGAGAGGAGAAACCTCACTCAGAGTCTCGGCAAGCTCCTGTTTAAACTCCTGAGCCTCGCCAACGCGACCCTCAAAGTCAGTGAGGGTTTCCTTGGCAGTTTCAAACTCGGAGATGTTGGCGTCCTGTGCGCTCTCGAACTTTCGAACAAGGGTTCGAAGCTCATCGCCATCTTCAATGTCGTCAAGATCACCATCGAAAGTGACCTTAGTAAAATTCATATCCATTTTCAAATAGAAACCGTTTCCGTGAACACAGCAACCTCCGAGTTCTCTGAGTCTACTCGCGATGAGCGGGTGTCGTCTGTCTCGTCATCGACCTCGAAGGTATCTACCGTAACCGACAGCTCGTTGAAATTCGGATTGCCCTGCGGGAACGAATCAAATGGGTTGTGCCCTCGATTGAGCACGTCAATTGCCCATCGACTCGGACAACTGCCCATCTCACCTTCATTCGGGTTATCGGGCATCTCCTCCATCTTCGAATACAAATAATCGACTACTTGATTCGCAACCTCAACGTTCTGCATTCCCCACTCCTCACGCGGTTGTCCCAAAAGCATCAACGCCTCATCGCGCACATTCTCGCCGCCTTCAACGGCTTTAGCACACGGATGCTCGTCCCACATTTCCATCTGCTCGTTGTCCATGTTCACCAACGAATCCCATTCACCGTACACTTCATCGCGATACTCGGGATCTACGTCACCATACTCAGCAAAGTTGGAATTGGCGTCTAATGCTGCCTCTGCAAACGCTGCTCGAAGCCCACCTTCGTCATATCCACCGGGGAATGGCGTAGTGGAAAATTCTTGTAGCGTGGCATCGACAAGCTCGGGTTCGCCATCGTCATTTCGAATCGCAGTGTACGAATCTCCAAATCCAACAGAGCCATTTGTGACCGTGGGTGGGTCATACGTAAACCGCTTAATTATCTCGTCATGCGTTCTCGCACCCGTATTGGGAATACGCGCTTGAACCATGAGCTTGCCAGCTTCTTCAGAAAACCACACATCGCGAACGGAGCCAATTTTAGAAAGTGTTTCTCGCTTGTGGTCCATCAACGCAGGCTCGTTGCCTGAGTATTCTTTCGAGCCAACTTCCCGAAGAAACTCCTTGGTGATTCGAACACCATTTCGAGATCCAGGCTCACCTGGCTCCATTGCTTCGTAGTTTACGTCAATTGAGCGCAAATTCTCGTCTTTATCGTAGTTCTCGCGAACACCATACTGATTAAACCCATCAGC